GTTCTTCAACCACAGAAACAACGGGTTCTTCAACCACAGAAACAACGGGTTCTTCAACCACAGGAACAACGGGTTCTTCAATATTAGAAGAAGATTCAGGTGAAATTTTATCTTTTTCCTTTTTATTTTCTTTAAGTAAATTTAGTAATTCTTTTTTTAGTTTTATATCATTTGATTGACCACTAATATTAAATTCATCAATTAATTTTTGTGAGGATCGTTTACCTTTTAAAACTTTATCTTTTAAAAAATTTTCAATAGTTTCATCCTTATATTTTTCTGAATTATCTTTATAACTTTTATATATTTTATTAAAATCTTCTTGCAATTCCTGTGTTTTAGTATCTTTCTTTGCTTTTGATTTTTTACCTCCATAAGAAGTATTCTTGCGTTTTTTAAGAGTTTTATATCTTAAATTTACAGAAGATTTATTATGTCTAAATGTTTTTCTTCTTCTCATAGTTTTATTTTTTTCTTTATTTATTTTTTTATTTTTCATCTTTTTTTGTGTTTGAAATTTATTTTTTAATAGTTTTAGTATCTTTGATTTTGTCAGGTTCATCTAATATAAAATAATATTATAAATTATATATTATAATATATTATTAATATAATGACTTGCCCTAATGCTACATCGCCAATAGATATAACAAATAATTATGATTCTACCTGTGAATTAAAGTGTGAATATAGTTTCAATTATCCCTTAACTACCTTAAATTTAACAAATAAAGGCAGTTATATTTATATGACACCTGAAAATACAAATACACCTCCTGTTGTTTATAATTCTAATAAATATAATGTAAAAGAAATAAGATTGTATAGAAAATCTTTACATACCTTTTCTGGGAAAAAAACGGATGCTGAAATAGTTATCGTTCATAATAACACTATTGGGAATGGGACTCTTTTAGTTTGTGTTCCAATTATAATTGGATCGTCGAATATGGAAACCTCTTCTTTTTTTGATTTTTTAATGAGTCAAATGGCAAGCACCGCAAATTCTGTCGGAAAACAGACAAGATTAACCACTTCTAATTTTTCATTAGATAAAATAGTCCCTAAGAAATCATTTTTTTCTTATAATGGCACATTACCATACTCACCGTGCAATGGAACATATGATTATATTGTGTTTAATAAAAATAATGCGATAAGTATGAGCGATAAAGCATTTAAATTATTTAGCAATATGATTTCGGAACATCCATATACAACTCAACAAAATAAAAATGGTTTATTTTTTAATAAATCGGGTCCAATTTTAAAAAAAACTGGAAATAATAGCGACGAAATATACATTGAATGTCTTCCAACTGGTTCATCTGGTGAAGTATTAGTAAAGAATGAAACACTAAGTAGTCCATTTATGAATTCTATACTTCACAATCGTGCATTAAAAGAATTATTTAATAGTAGTTTATTAAAACTTATATTTGGTGTAATCATTATTTTGTCATTAATATATGGTCTTAATTTTTTATTAAATGTAATAACAAAACCAAATAAAACTGGTGGAAGTAATATAATGAACCAAATATAATATTAATAGATTTATTTAGAAAAATTTAATAATTTTTTATATCTTTTAAATTCAGCGTTTGAATATTTGTGAATGTAAAAGATTATATAATATATGATTATTATTTATATAATAATATATTATAGACAAATGAAAGGAGCACAAGCACCAGCACGAGCACAAAAAGGAGGAGATGATTGTATTGCAAAACGTAAGTCTAAGACAAACCCTATCCCCGATTGTATTGATGAAAAAAAGGTTTACCACAAGCTATCAATGATTTACCATCCAGATAAAAATGAAGATTGTGAGGAATTTTCTAAAATCAAATTTCAGCGTTTGGGGGAAAGCTGGAACAATTCTAATCAAGGTGACATTAAATGTCAAGGATATGCGGCACAACCACAAGCACAGGCACAACAAGAATACGCACAGGCACAAGCACAAGCACAGGCACAACAAGAATACGCACAAGCACAAGCACAAGCACAAGCACAACAAGAATACGCACAAGCACAACAAGAATACGCACAAGCACAAGCAGATGAAGATTTAGGGTCATTTGACAATCCTTATTCTCGCCGCCTCCGCAAAGAACCACCACGCCAAAGAGCACCATATGACCGTGAACAATATTATGAGCGGTACCATTTTACCGATCCAAGATACGTTCGAAAAAATGACGAATCGTCATTCCCTCGTGAACCACCTACAAATAGTGGACGCCCACGCACTCAGAGCGAGAGTGAAGAGATAGAGAGGGAAGAGAGAGGGAGAGATCTAGATAGAGAGATTAGAGAGAGAGGGAGGGAGAAGAAAGAGAAGAGAGAGAGAAAGATAGAAAAAAGAGAGAGAGAGCGCGCCAGCATGGTGGGCAAGGTTACTAATTATGTAACTAGTTTATTCGGGCGTGGTGGTCGCTCACAAAATTATAATATGAATAAATCTGCGAATAGTAATTATTTATCATTAAACAATAAGGTTTCTAATAGTGGTAAAAAACATTATACTAAACGCTCTAAAACACGTTCAAATAAACGTTCAACTAAACGATCAAATAAACGTTTAACTAAACGATCAAATAAACGATCAAATAAACGATCAAATAAACGATCAACTAAGCGGTCAACTAAGCGGTCAACTAAGCGGACAACTAAACGATCAACTAAGCGGTCAACTAAACTCTCTAAAAATAGTAAATAATCGAAATTTAATTATTATAACAAATAAACAAAAAATAAATAAATAAATATAATTTTATTTATTTATTTATTTTATTTATAAATGAATTAATTAACACCATCATAATTTAATGGTGCAGCATCATGTAGAACATCTAATATTGGCGAATAACTCATATTAGGTGCTTCATTGTGTTTAACAATTGGTGCCATTTGTGCTACAACTTCTTCTTCTAAAGTAACGGGAAAATCATTATATTTGGAAAAATCAATTACTTTTGATTGTTCAGAAGGTAGATAATTTTGAATACCGTGAAGACCTTTAATATACGCATTATTTATTAAAAGATTATAGACAACCATAATTGCGATAATTATTAATAATCCTTTAAATACATGCTTAAAATTCGCAGAACTTATTAATTTATTTAAATTAAAATATGCCATTTCTTATGTTATATATATATAACATAATTGTATATTTTATTTTCTTATTTATTTTAATTAATTAATTAATTAATTAATTTTATTTTCTCTCATACCTCTTTATTTCTATCTGACTTTTTTATAACTAATTTTCTACCTAATCAAAAATTATATTAATATAATAAATTGATTTAAAACATTCTAAATATTATTAGTGTTATACAATAATTATAGTTATAATGTCATCAAATACTAATACAATTAATGTACAAAAAGAACAAGAACAAGAACAAGAACAACAACAAGAACAACAACAAGAACAAATTTCTACCTATATTGGTCTTAAAGGGTATTCTATTTATAAAGAATTTATGGATGAAAAAGAACTAAAAACATTACGAGAAGATATGACGGTTCGTCCATATATGCCTAAATCCCCTATACAACCGCCTTCTTTTCCAATTTATAGAGAATCAAAAACAAAAATATATATTCCCCGAAATTATGGGATGCTTACTTATGGTGACCCTGATGAAATAAGAATTCCAAAAGGTGATAATATTGATATTCCATTTAATGGCGAAATGAGAGATTATCAAAAAAATATTGTTTCTATCTACATGAATTCGGCAACTAAACGCAATAAAGAAGGAAAAGAATTTGGCGGTGGCGGGTTACTTGAAGTACCATGCGGAAGAGGAAAAACTGTGATTGCGTGTAAGATTATGTCAGAATTAAAAAAGAAAGCATTAGTTATTGTTCATAAAAGTTTTTTGGCAGATCAATGGATTGAACGTATTTCGCAATTTCTCCCTACTGCTCGTGTAGGAAAAATTCAGGGACAAATTATTGATATTGAAAATAAAGATATTGTTATTGGCATGCTACAATCACTTTCGATGAAAGAATATCCAGATGATATGTTCAGTAGTTTTGGTATTACGATTGTTGATGAATGTCATCATATTTCATCTGAGGTTTTTAGTCGTTCATTACAAAAAATAATTACTTATTATGCCCTTGGATTAAGTGCGACTATGCAACGGAAAGATGGATTAACAAAAGTAATTAAAATGTTTTTAGGTGATATTATTTATCATGAAAAACGCGAATCAGATGATTCAGTACTTGTAAAAGCAATTGAATTTAAAACGAATAATGAAGAATTTAATGAAACCGCATATGATTATCGCGGAAATCCTGCGTATAGCACAATGATTTCTAAATTATGTACATTTAATCATCGCAGTGAATTTATACTAACTATATTAAAAAAAGAACTTGAAGAAAAAGAAGACCAACAAATTATGATTTTGGCGCATAATAAAAATTTATTAACATATCTACATGATGCGATTAAACATCGTAATATTGCGTCGGTTGGTTATTATGTTGGCGGAATGAAAGAAGTTGAACTAAAAAAAAGTGAAGTTTGTAAAATTATTATTGCCACCTATGCTATGGCAGCAGAAGCATTAGATATTAAAACATTAAGCACACTTATTTTAGCGACACCACGGACTGATATTATTCAAGCAGTTGGACGCATTTTGCGGGTGAAACATGATCGACCGTTGGTAATAGATATTGTTGATTCCCACCAGATATTTCAAGGACAATGGAAAAAAAGATTGAAATTTTATATGAGTAATAAATACACAATTGTACATACAAATAATTATTTATATGAACAGAATAAATGGACTGACCATCCTGCTAAACAGAAAAAAATAACCGATAAATCAATGAAAGGTAAATGTTTAATAAGTATTTGAAAAATACATAATTTATTATAAAATATACTTATTTATTTACTTACTTAGCAGGGCAATTGTTGTATGGAGTTAAAGGGGTTGGGGATGCTAACGCACTAGAATGGTAATCTAATTTTGTATTAAGTTCCTGACCATGTGAAATAGGCGTATTGCTGTAAGGTTGTGGTCCTTCTCCTCCACGTTTTTTCATGTTGCGTCTTTTAGTGCTGCGTCTTTTAGTGCTGCGTCTTTTAATGCTGCGTCTTTTAATGTTGCGTCTTTTGGTGCTGCGT